GAATATTATGGCAAAGAAGACGCCGTTTGATTTAGATGGAGATAGAACGAAGAAGACCCCTGCACAGAAGGCTAAAGACTTGAAAAGTGTGATCGAGGCTGAGAAGGCTTGCTGTGCTATTGTCACTGAGTTCTCTCAAGCCATGTGGGATTACGAGTGGGCTGTTGAGCATATTGGAGTAGGCACATACCGCAAGCTGATGGACGCTGCTAGCCTACTGCACTGTGCTGAAACCCATGTGAAGGAAGAGTATGTTTGTAGTGATTTCAGTAAGTTGTCTAAAGAGGAGCGAGATAACACTACCTATATTAGTTACTATGGATAGTGGATGTCAGAAACCCTAGATGACTTGCTGGGCAAGCTGAAGCGCCTAAAGTACGAGGTTCGCGCAAAGCGACGTGCTCAAGGCGCTGTGCCCATTGATACGATCTTGAACCGTATGCTAGACCACATTGAGGCGATTAAGGCTATAAATATAGGACCTAGTTTGCCTGAGAGAGATGTCGCTCTACATAAGGCGTGGAATCTATATGTGGATGCCCAGGAATATGTTGGCCCTGTGATCCCGACATATGATCCTGATCGTGAAGTTCCCCTGGAAGAGAATCTCACTAGGGAAGTTGAAATAGAATCAGCTAACGTAAGAACAGGTGGTATGGGGTATGCTTCTGTGAGATGGGGAATGATGGGCATTCATAAGGGAAGTTCGGGTAAACTGTGGGTTCACGACTTCTGGAACCCACTCTGGTTAAGGAGAAAATACGAATCGTGGAAAGAATCACCGCAGAAATCCTAGAGCCGTATCTTAAAATTGAAGCAGATCGCTCTATTAAATCGTCTAATGAGTTTACACAGGATGTCCTAGATCATTACATATTAGGCGATGAGGTGTTTGGCGTAAGGATGCCCTGGGGCGTCTTGGATGAAAAGTTTAGACTCCGTAACGGAGAATGCACTATCCTGGCCGGAATTAACTCCTCCGGAAAGAGTCTGTTATCGGGTCAGATTTTATTGAACGCTATGGAGCAAGGCGAGAAGTGCTTGTCGGTGTCTCTCGAAATGTCTCCTCGTAGTCAGCTGATCCGAATGGCTCGACAGGCCAGCCTGTCTGTAAAACCCACTGTGGACTTTATGATGGAGTTCGCAGAGTGGAGTCAGGACAAGCTTTACTTCTTTGACAAGCGTGGTTCTGTGGACTTAAATACGCTTATGGCTGTCGTGCGGTATTCCCTGGATCATTACGGAACCCGCTTTATCCTTGTGGATAGCCTGATGACCATAGCAGGGGTTGCCAGTGATGACTACAATGCTCAAAAGCAGGTAGCAGCAGCTATTGCTGAAACCGCCCGTGATCTTGAATGTCATATACTTCTTGTGGCACATGCCAGGAAGTCGATGTCGATCAAGGATAAGATAGATCGCTTTTCTATAAGAGGAGCAGGAGAACTGGCAGACATCGTGGATAACGTGCTGTTATTACAAAGATATTACTCAGATGATGCAGACGAGGCAGATGCCTATATGTCTGTGTCTAAGGCAAGGCATTGGGACATGGCAGAATGCTCTATTGAGCTGTTCCTTGATCCACCTAGCCTCTTGCTTTACACTCCCACCTCTCCACCTAGAGAAACGGAAATGAAGAATGGACAAAGCCTGGAAAGCATTTGAACGCAGAGTAGCGCAGAAGACAGGGGGAGAACGCATCCCTGTGTCCGATAGACGTACTCCACTGGATGTTGCTCATCCTATTTTAGGTATCGAGTGCAAGTACAGGAACAAGATTTCCAAATTCCTCAAAGACGCTATGTGGCAAGCTGTGTCTGGATCAGGGGAAGAAAAGATACCTGTGGTTGTTCTAGGAGAAAAGAACGGGAGAGAAATGCTGGCTCTTATCCGCTTAGATGACCTGTTGGATATTTTGGGTGAGGCTGTTGAGGGCCCACGAGATGGGGAGATATTTAATTATGGAGGAACTGATTAAATGGCTAAAAACAACACAGTGTGTTCCGTTTGTCAGGGGGAGTTCAGCCTTGATGAAGAGGGGGGAATTACTGGAGAGTTTGGAATACTGCCAGTAGCCTTTTGTCCTACTTGTTTGGCTTGTATGATGGACATGGCAGAGCAACGGAGTAACAACTATGAGTCTTTATGAAGATTACATTGCTGTGTCCCGCTATGCGAGATACCTTCCAGAGGAGAAGCGTAGAGAGATTTGGCCTGAGACTGTAGATCGTTATATCAAGTTCTTTTCAGAACTCACAAACCAAAAGCTGGAGTTTCTGAGAGAGCCAATACAGTCAAAGTCTGTGCTTCCCTCGATGAGGGCACTGATGACGAGTGGCCCTGCATTAGCCAGGGATCACTGCGCTGCTTACAATTGCGCCTACACCGCTATAGATCACCCCCGTGTGTTTGACGAGGCTCTGTACATTATGCTCTGTGGAACAGGGTTAGGGTTCTCTGTGGAGAGACAGCATATATCCAAGCTACCAGAGGTAGCGGAGTCGTTCCACCCAACCGAAACAATCATCATAGTGGCAGACTCCAAATTGGGCTGGGCAAAGGCCCTGAGAGAGCTTGTAGGGATGCTTTACTCTGGTCTTGTGCCAAACATAGACGTTTCCAATGTGCGTCCCGCAGGGGCTCCTCTGAAGACCTTCGGGGGAAGAGCGTCTGGACCTGAACCACTAGAGAGGATGTTCAAGCACTTCATCAGAACATTCAAGGGAGCAGCAGGTAGGAAGCTCAATTCGATAGAGGTGCATGATCTTATATGTTATGAAGGGGAAGCTGTGCTTGTGGGAGGTGTTAGAAGGACAGCTTTAATCAGTTTGTCTAACCATTCAGACGAGAGGATGAGAAATGCAAAAAGTGGACAATGGTGGTTGGAGAATCCCCAAAGAGCACTTGCGAATAATTCAATCTGCTATACCGAAGAGCCAGAGGTGGGTGCTTTCATGCGTGAATGGCTGGCTATATATGAAAGTAGGTCAGGAGAGCGGGGTATTTTCAACCGTGAGGCATGTAAAGGTATGCTCCCCACAAGGAGAGACGGGGACTACGATTTCGGCACTAATCCATGCAGCGAAATAGTCTTGAGGTCTGGACAATTTTGTAACCTTTCAGAAGTTGTAGCTAGACCTGACGATACGTTTGATACCCTAAAGAAAAAGATAGAGACAGCAACTATCTTAGGTACGCTACAGTCCAGTTTGACTGACTTCCGCTATCTTAGAAGTGGGTGGAAAAAGAATTGCGAGGAAGAAAGGCTGCTTGGCGTAAGTATAACTGGTATATATGATTGCCCCTATTTGATGAGGTGCAACCCATCTGAACTTCAATGGTTGCGGGATTACGCTGTAGAAACCAATGACATATGGAGTGGGGAACTTGGAATAAACCAATCTACGGCTATTACATGTGTCAAGCCTTCGGGAACGGTGAGCCAGCTTGCTTCCTGTAGTTCCGGCATCCACCCTGCTTATAACCGCTATTTCATTCGTAGGGTGAGAAATGACAAGAAGGACCCATTAGCTCAGGTTATGATCGACTCCGGAATTCCATATGAGGAGGACAAGAGCAATCAGGAAGCCTGGGTATTCTCCTTCCCCATGTCAGCTAATGGAAAGACTAGAAAAGAGGTAGGCCCAATACAGCAGTTAGAAATGTGGAAGAAGTTTGCACTGAATTGGTGTGAACATAAGCCAAGTATGACCTGCTATGTTCCCGAGAATATGTGGCCTCAAGTTGGAGCCTGGGTGTGGGAGAACTTCGAGATACTGAACGGGATTTCCTTCTTACCCTCTGCTGATGATGACCACATCTATGAGCAAGCCCCTTATGAGGATATAGATAAGAAGACTTATACGGCGATGGTTAAGAAAATGCCACAAAATATAAACTTCCAGTTCGAGGAAGACATAGACAATACCATAGCCAGCCAGGAATTGGCTTGTGTAGGTGGAGTCTGTGAAATATGAGTGGTCAGAAGAGCTACGAGGGCCTGATGTGATTCCAAAAGATAAACGATGGGAGAGTAAGGACTACCTTAAATTTGTAAGCGAAATGCCGTGTGCGAATTGTGAACTGAAGGACGGGACTATTGTTCCCCATCACCTCAAGCACAGGTATTCTCCGTACTCCGGAGGTGGTACTGGATTGAAGGCTTCAGACATATTCGTAATGCCTCTATGCTTCGAGTGCCACTCGAGGGCTCACAATGGGGATAGGGACGTTCTGGACTGGCAAGCTGAGTTCATATTCAAGACGCTTGACAAGGCAACCAAACATGGAGTAATCTCTATCTCGTACATACCATATGAGACTTTAATTCTATGATTGATGAGCAGTCAGCTGAGAAAGCTCGAGATTGGATGAGGGACAACGCTGTAGTCCACGGGCAAGCTGTGGCCGATAAACTTTACATTGAGGACTTCAAGAAGGTTAAGCTGGCTAAATTATTTTTAGAGTCTCCGGAGGATACTGTGGCTGCAAAAGACGCATGGGCTTATAGTCATCCGGAGTACAAAGAACTACTTGATGGGCTCAAAGCAGCCAGGGAGAAAGAACTTGAACTCAGACATAAGTATGAAGCAGCGCAAGCTACGGTAGACGTATGGCAAACCATATCAGCAAACAATCGGAAAGGGGCATTTTGATAAACCCCGGGGAAGTAGCAGAATGGATGGACGATTACGAAAACGCGCAAGGCCAAGCGCACGAAGATCAACTCAATCAACGCAGACGCGAGGATTATAAAATGGCATATGACCAAGAAGACAATGTGATAACGGTTTGGCTGCAAGAGAAGTCTAGCCCCAAATCCCCTTCCTACACTGGAAAGGGT